TTTTTTTTATTTCTTCTTCATTCCACATAATATATTCAAAATCAGGGTGTTTATCTTTCCATGTTTGCATAAACTTATAAGGTCTGGGTTTAGGTCCAATCCATAGTTGATGAATAATTTTTGGAATAGTCATTAATTAATTTATTTAAATAATATTTAATATTAAATATTATTTAATTAATAAATATATTAAATATTTAAATAATAAATAATATTTAATTGAATTTTTTAATTAATGTTATAGATGGTATATTACCAATAGTTTTTATGTTATATAATTCACTATATTTTTTTAGAATAGGTATTATTTTAGGTTTATTATATTTAATCATCCATTCAATATTATCTCTTTCTAATGAACCACCTTCCATAATAATAATCCCATTTTTTGTTAATTTATTTATATAATTATTAAAAACAAATTCATATATATCACCATTGTTTGCAATATCAATATGTATTATATCAATTGAATTATTTTCTATTTCATTAAATTTTTTGTAAAAATCTCCATAATCAATTATAATTTTTTGATCTTTATTAAATTTTTTTAATAAATCTTCTTTATTAGCATGATTACCATTAAATTCATCAAAAATATCATAAGCATATATACTACATGAATCTCTGGTATTTTTATTAAAACAATCGAGAGAATATCCATTTAATATTCCTATTTCAATAATTTTTTTAGGATTTATTAAATATGTAATAGAGGTTAGTAAATCACCATAATTTAAATAATTTTTATAACTAGAATTCATACTTAAATATATATATATACTTAAATATATATATTTAAATAATATATATATGTATATATATTATGTTAATTATAATTAGATATTTATCTAATGATGAATATAATTATTTTAATATTAATAATAGTTATAATTATTACAATAATAAAATAATATTAGATATTGATGATGCTCCTTGGCCATAATTTATTATATATATTTAATAATAATTTAAATACATATAATAAAAGAATAATTATAATATGTTATCGCTATTCAAAGTTTTTATGAGCAAAGATGTTTTAGAACCATTAAATAAATTATTAATGTCGGGACAATTAACTCAGGGTCCAATTGTAGAAGAATTTGAATCAAAATTAAAACAATATTTAGATAATCCATATGTTTTGACATTAAATTCAGCAACAGCTGGATTAACACTCGCTCTACGATTATTAAAAAATATAGATGCTCTTCCTGGGTGGCCTGGATTTAATGATAAAGAAGATATAGTATTAACACCAGCATTGACATGTTTTGCTACAACTGCATCAATATTGGCAAATAATGTAAATATTAGATGGTTAGACGTAGATCTGGAAACAGTAAATATTTCATTAGAAGATGTTAAAAATAAATTAAATGAAAAAACAAAAGTAATATATTTAGTTCATTGGGGCGGTAATCCAGTTGATTTAGACAAATTAGATAAAATATGTGAAGAACATAAAAATAAATATGGTTTTAAACCATTAGTAGTTGAAGATTGCGCTCACTCTTTTGGGGCAGAATATAATGGTAAAAAAATAGGAAGTAACAAAAATATTTGTATATTTAGTTTACAAGCTATAAAACATTTAACTACTGGTGATGGTGGTTTGATAACATTACCTACAGAAGATCTATATGAAAGATGTAAATTATTAAGATGGTATGGAATTAATCGAGATAAAAGAAATTATAAAGGAAAAGATTTTAGATTAGAAAATGATATATTAGAATATGGTTATAAATTTCATATGAATGATATAAATGCAACAATTGGATTATATAATTTGCCTCATATGGATGAATTATTACAAAAAAATAGAGAAAATGCACTATATTTTGATGAACATTTAAAAAATATTGAAGGAATTAAATTAATGAAAAATAATGTTAAATGTAATTCTGCATATTGGCTTTATAGTATTCGTATATTAGACAATAAAAAAGAAGAATTTATGAATAAAATGAAAGAAGCTAATATAATGACAAGTCAAGTACATAATAGAAATGATATTAACTCTTGTGTTAAAGAATTTGAAGAAACTCTTCCAAATTTAGATATTTTAGAAAAAGAATTAGTGTGTATTCCAGTTGGATGGTGGTTAATCGATAAAGAGAAGGAGTATATAGTGGATAATATAAAGTTAATTATTTGAATAATTATACAAATATAATTGATTTAAAAATTATATCAATTATATTAATATGAAAATTTATCTATTTTCCCATATTTCAAGGCCCCAACATCTGGAAGTACAGAAACGTATGAATTTTATAAAGAATTACAAAAAAAAAAGTTATTAACTGATGATTATAATAATGCTGATTACATTTTCTATACAATGCATAATCGTAATTGTTTAAATCTACCTTATGATGACAATTCTAAATTAAATGTTGAAAAAATTACTGAAATATTTAATTGTGACAAAAAGGAAGTAATAATTGATTATAATGATTGGACAAATACTGATAATGTTCCAGACGATAATGTTTTAAAAAATATTTACAAATATTTTAAAAGAAGTATAGTTAAAAAGGAAAACTCTATTAGTAAAGAATTAGTAAAATATCCAAGAGAAATAATTCCTATTTCATATGGTATAAGAAGTGACTTTATAGAATATGACAAATAATTCAACTTTCCGGGGTATAATTATGATATTTGTTGTATGTTTAATGGTGGTGGATTTCGTTCAATAATTCCAAATATAGTAAATAAATATCAAGGAAAAAAATATATTGGTAGAGTAGATTGTCCAAATAGATATGGTGTGGTAAGTATAGAATATTTTAAAATATTGAAAACAAGTAAAATTATAGTAACAGCAAATCCGTCTAATTGGGAAGGTGATTTTAGATTATGGGAGGCTTTATTAATGGGAAATTTAGTTTTATGTGATAAAATGCTATTACCATCAAAAATTAAATATCCATTAGAAAACATAAAACATTTAGTTTATTATTCAAGTTCTCAGGAATTAGAATATTTAATAAATTATTATATGAATAATGAGAATGAAAGAATTAAAATAGGTAAGGAAGGTAGAGAATATGTTTTAAAATATCATAAATTTTCAGATAGAGTAGATGAAGTTATAGATAATTTATAATTATTCTAAATTTATATCTTTATATCTTAATAATATGAGTATTTTACGTATTTTGAATAGTATTATTAATTTTTAATTTCTATTTCTATATAATTTTGTATCAACCAAATCTCTTGTATCATTATATAAATTAATACCACAATAATTACTTATATTTGTAAGCACATAATAGTTTTTATTTATTATATCATTGTGATTAATCATAAGAAATTCTTTAGAATACTTACTCATAGTTATATCATATAATATTTGACAATTTATTAGAGAAAGATTTTGAGCTTTAGATAATGAATTACAGCATTCTATTTTATTTCTTGTTAAAAATAAAAAATTATATTCGTAATCTTCAGAGCATACTTCTTTTAAAAAATCAACAAAAAATGTTAATCTTGGATCTTTTATAAGTATTAGTGGTTCATTAATAAATTCAGTTTTAAGTAATTGTCTATATAATTTGACATGTTCTTGTGTATAATTCATTTTTTCTTTTGTAATTGTATGCCAAGAAGAATCGTTATAAGCCAATAATTCTTCGTGTATTTCTGTAAATGCATCATTTTCAAAATATCCATTTGGATTTTGCCAATTTTTATCTAGATTTTTAGTTTTTCCAATTGAAAATCCATTTTTTATCAAACAATTTGATAATAATGATGTACCAGACCGATGCATGCCTATTATGAAAATAATTTTTGGTTTATTATCCATATATATAATTAAAAGTAATTATATTTATGTATTTATTTTTAATAGAATTAATTATATTGATATATATGTATTATATTGAATACTTGCTATATTATATAATTGTATTGGTATTATAGGTGAATTAAATATATCGTCTAGTGTATATAATTTTTCTATTATATCTCCTTTTTTATAAAACCAAATTTCTCCTCCTATATTATTATTTTGATCGTCCCAATAAGGAAATTTTAATAATTTATTATTATATTTAATATCCAAATAATCTTCATGATTAATACCAGACAATGTAAATAAATGTGAGAAGGATAATTGATAATAACCTCCTATATATGTTTTTTTTATGTTTTCAAAATTAAAATTAGGATCAATTTTTGTATCAATCAAATCTAAATATTTTCTTGGTTCACTATTCCATTTTGATTCTTTATATAATTTATCTAAAGTTTCTTTATTTGTAAATACACATCCTTCAAAATGAATAGGCAATTTATGATTATTAATATAATCACTACTTCCTTCTACTAATGAACATAAAAGACCAATATTATTTGTAAATTTATTTTGATAACAATTAATTAATATTTGATCAAAATTTTCCATACCTGGACAATAATCATCTTCAATAAATAAATAATAATCAAATTTATTTTTATATATTTCATATGCTTTTAACCATTGTCCTTCTGAATAACCATAATTTTCACATTCTATAATTTTTATTGGGATGTTAGATTTTTTTACCATATCATCAATATTATAATAATTTTTATAATAATTAATAGAAGATGCTTTCATAATTGTAATTTGTGATAAAATATTTTCTAAAGATAATATTTTATTGATGTGACATTTTAATACATTTTCTGGTAATGGTTCTAAATGAGATCTTTTACATTTACCATTATATGTAGCAATTACATAATTTATTTTTATATTCATTTAATAAAAATAACTAATATTATTTTAAATATGTTTTTACATATTATTATTTAAAAATAAATAATAAATTATAAAAATAATAATGAATATAATAATATTTACAGGACGTTCAAGACATATAGGTAATTTTTATGATAATCATATTAATCCTATAAAAGGCTATTTTAATGACAAAAATATAAATTATAAAACTATTCATTTTGCAGATGAATTACAAGGAGATGAAAATTCAAATAATTTATATATTGGAATTTTTCATCATGTAGACTTACATAATATGCCTAAAAATTATATAATCTTAGCAATGGACCCACCTAGTAATTGCAATGAAGTAATGATACAAAAAATAAAAAAAGCAAGTAATGTATTAGTTTATACTGATATAGAGTATTTTAAAAATATTAATAAAAATATTATATATTATCCATTTCCTTATCATAAATCTATAGAAAATATATATGATTTACAAATACAAAATATTAATAAACAAATAGATTTAATAATGATAGGATGTATAAATGATAAAAGAAAAAAAATATTTGATATATTAAAAAATAAAAATTATAATATTTATTGTCCAAATATTCAAACACATAGCCGAGGTGTATATGAAAAAGAGCAAGATATATTATTACATTCATCCAAAATTATTTTATTAAATAATTATTATAAAGATGATATACAATATCCAAGGATGATATATAATGCTTCTAATAAAATTTTTTTCATTTATATTTTAAATGACGATGATAATGAAAATTTATTAGATAATATTTATAATAATTTAATAATTAAATGTAATTCAAAAAATATGTTAGAAATAATAAATTATTATTTAAAAAATGAACATGAAAGAATAGAAAATATAAATTTAATATATAATTTTGTTACTAATAATTTACATGTAAATAAATTTTTAAATATTTAATAAACTTTACTTTATTATATTTTCTATATAATTCCATATCCATTCATTATTAAAATATTTTTTAGCAATATATAATTGATTTTTTAAACATTTTTGATATAGTTCATTATCTTTTTCAAAATTATTATAAATACGATATAGATCCTCTGGATTACCTTTTTCAAAAAAACATTCTTCAGAAAATCCATCATTATTTTCAAAAGGCCAAACAATATCTATTTTTTCTGCTAATATTAGTGTATTTGTTGATAAAATCTCAAAAAATCTTTTATTGTGATGAGAACAACCATGTAAATCTAATGCATATTTATATAATGAAATAGTAGTGATAAATTTTTCATATGATGTTTTTTTTATATCTAAAATATTACTATTATTAATTAGAGGTGAATTTAAAATTATATTTCTATCTGTTGACGAATAAACATTATTCTCATCGAAATTTTCATAATGTTTAAAATTTGTTCCCGCCCAAAATACTTTATTATTTTTATTTGAAAGCTTTTCATATATAATATTGTCATTTAATACCTTATAAAATGGGTCGTTATTTGTACACATTATGAAAGGATATGTATATGTATTTTCACTATATTTATATTTATTACGACCACTAAATGAACGTTTAAAAATTATATCATAATTAATATTAATTTTTTTTATAAAATTATTAGGCTTATAATCATAGTCATGATTATCTAATAAAATAACTTTTCCCTTAATTTTGTTTATAAAATTATCATAAATATTTTTAAATTTTTGTAACATTTTTAAATAATTATCACCTTGATGTTGATATTCACATGATAAAACAGGAATTATAAAAAACATATTATCAAAAAAATTTTGATTATTTATATTAATTAATTCATTATTAAAATTTATATTAAATTTATTATCTAATTCAATACATGTATAATGACCTGTAGGATATTGTAAATAACTTTCTTTTGTAAAAGTAAAATAAAGACTTTTTTTTATAATATATTTTAAATGTGGTGCATGACCTAAAATATCAATAATAATATTGTACATTTATTATAACTATAATAAATATAATAAATGTAACTTTAAATATTATTATAATTTTATAATGTTAGAAGATTTTTTATTTAATAAATCCCTATCACAAATATCACTATGGATAATTGTTTTATCATGATTTAAAGGTCCATATAAATAAGTACCTAATTCTATAATTTTTTCTATATTTTCTTGACAATATTCACATAATTCGCATTCTATACCACCACACCATCCAGGTATTTTCATATTATTATATATATAATAATGTTGTAATCCTTTATGTATAGAGCAACCGGCATTGTTTATTAAAGGATATCTTATTTTTTTTGCATGGCTTATTCTTAATATATTTGGATTATTTGATTGTCTATTAGTTAAACATAATGGTATATTATATTCTTTAGTATTGTATATTTTTTGAAATGGTAAATTAATATTATTTAATTTATTAAATAATATACAATTTATTTCATTATTATAATCCATAAAGTTTATAATTTCTTGTAAACTATGATTTATATTATTTAAAAATAACCAATCATGTTCTAAAAAAAATAAATAATTTGTTTTACAAATATCTATTGCTTTTTTATAACCATCACATAAACCATTTGTTTTTATTAATATAGCATTTTTAAAATATTCTATATTTTTTAAATTATTTTCAAATTCTAATCCAGGTATTGTATAATCATAATATACATTATTATTATATAATTCTATTTTTCCAGTTATATTAGATAATGGTTTTTCATCGCAAAAAATATATATTTGAATATTATCATTTATTTTGAATGTATTATAAAATGATTTTATAGTATTATATTGTTTACTAATATTTGGAATATCTAACGTATAATTTGTCATGAATGCAATAGTTATATCCATAATTATATTTATATAACAATAATAATATTTAAATTAGATATTATTATTATTATTATTATTATTATTATTATTAATATTTTAACTTAAATATTAATATTTATATGGTTATATAATGAATAAAGAGAACTTATTATATAAAAATTATTTATCTATATCAAATAATTGGCCATTAGATGATTGGAGTATTACAAAAGAATGTTTTGATAATATTTGTTCTATATTACCTTTTGGAAAAACTATACTAGAAATTGGTAGTGGAAATTCTACAAAAATATTATCACAATTTTATAATATGGTATCTATTGAGAGTAATCAAAACTGGATGAATAAATTTAATAGTAATTATATTTATATACCATTAAGTAAATTTAATAGTGAAATTTTTGGTGAAACAGAATGGTTAAATATTGATATTTTAAAAGAATCAATAAAAGATATTAGTTATGATTTATTAATAATAGATGCTGGTGGTGATAGAGTTGGTATATATGATAATATTGAATTATTTAATACAACTGTTCCTATTATTTTTGATGATACAATGAATGAAGAATATTTAAAATGTGCTACATTAGTATCAAATAAATTAAATAAAAAAATAACTACTATAAGTTGTGCTAGAAATAAATTTTGTGACACTTGGTGGGATGGTAAAAAATATAGTATATTAATTTAAGTAATTAACATTATCAATATTACTGTTAAAATTTGTAGGATCAATTTTTGAATAATCAAAATCTCTTAATCTATAATTAATCCAACTTCCAAAGTAAGGCCGATGAGTTTCTACTGTTCCAGCAAGTCCACTCATACCACACCCTATATCTATAAAAATAGCATTTTTATAATTTTTGAATTTATGAGCCATAGCCATTTTAGAAATGCCTATACCATATAAAAATACTTTTGCTTCAGATTTTTCTATTTTTTTTCCAATATCTTTAATTAATGTTTCAGTATTATCACAAGAAAATCTTTCTGGTACTGAAATATAATCTAAAAAATAATCATTGCATATATAATTTCTATATTCTTCATGATTCATTAACTCCTTTATCACATTTAATTTCTCATTGCCACCGATTAATGCAATTTCATTTTTAAATGTAGATAAAATCCACTTGTTTGCTATTAAACCATAAATAATATCCATTGGTATAAACTTAGGTTTTGGATAAGGTATAACATTATTAAAATTTATTAACATATTTTTATTTAATTGACATGATAAAACATCTACTTTGTAACAACCATCTTTAAAAGGTTTTATAAATTCATCTGTAAGTGGTTTTGAGTAGTGTCTTTTAGGACCATTTCCGCATACATTTTTATTTAAAAAATTAAATTCTCCATCATAAACTCTCATAATTGTAAAACTTTCATTTTTTTCATATTTATCGATTAATGAATTTTTAATCCATTCAATATCTTTTTGAAAATTTGGATAAAAAATTGGATCATTATATTCAATGCCTTTTAATTGTTCATCATCTTTATTGGAAGTTCCATCTATTTTATATAAATCATGCATTAATTTATATAAAATTATAATTTATATCTTTATATCTTTATTATGATATTATTCTTTTAACCATTTAATATTTTCTTTCAAAAGAGTCCATTCAACAGTTTTTTTGAGAGATTCTTCAAAATTTACAGGTAATTTAAATCCCATTTTAAATAATTTTGATCCATCAAGTCCATATCTTAGATCATGACCTGGTCTATTTGAATGAAAATCAACCATTTCATAATTTAATTCTTTATTCATAAATTTAGCAATCATTTGTGCCATTTCTAAATTACTAACTTCTTTTTCTCCAGCTATATTGTATTTTTCTCCTATAGTTCCATTTTTTATTAAAAATAAAACAGCAGAAGCAATATTTCTTCCGTGAATATAAAATCTGGTACCAGATTTTTGTTTATCTGGGTATGAATGTATTTGAATAATTTCATTATTTAAAATTTTTTTTATACATAAAGGTATAAATTTTTCTACATGTTGTCTCTCTCCAAACGCATTCATAACATTAACTATCATTAATGGTACTTTATATGTATTTTCATATGAAATACATATTTGCTCTGCTGCTGATTTTGATGCAGAATATGGATTAGTGGGTTTGTGTCTATCCCATTCTTTAAATAATGTGTCATTAAGAGCTGGTCCAAAAACTTCATCTGTACTAAAATAAAAAAATATTTCTAGATTTTTAAAAGTTCTAGAGAATTCTAATAAATTTAATGTACTATTAATATTGTTATCTAAAAATAACTTTGGGTTTTGAATACTATTATCAACATGTGTTTCAGCTGCCATATGAACAATGTAGTTTATATTTTTACCTAGCTCTTTTTGAAGTCCTTCTGGAATAGGATTAATTAAATCATTTGTAAATATTTTAATTCTTTTATTATTTAAACACCCAGTATCTCTTAATCTTTCAAATCCATTACTTGCATATGATAATTTATCAATAATAATAATATTCCAATCAGTATTTAAAAATATATGTTCAACAAAATGATGACCAATAAATCCACATCCTCCAGTAATTAAAATTGTTTTATTCATATAATAAATTTATTAAATTAATATTTAAATAGTAATATATAACATTTATTATATGAGAATAATAAATTATAATACGAAGGAAATAAATATAAAAGATTTTTTTATAAATCTTTTTGATACAGAAAAATTAGAAGAATTACATCTTAAATATACAGATGATAATAAAAGAAAGATTTTTACAGCAGAAAATGATAACACAACATATTTTCATAAACATTTTTTTGAAAATATAGACTCATTTAACAATATATATATTAAACTAATTGAAACAATATTTTTTCAAAAATATAAAAATGAAACATTTATTGTTTATCAAAAATACCCTGCATTGAGAGTATCTATTCCAAATAATGTTTCTGTTGGTGAAATACATTGTGACAGTGACTATGATCACCCAGAAGAAGAAATGAATTATTGGTTACCTATTACAATATTGAATGAAACAAATACACTTTATTATGAAACACAAGAAAATAAAGGTGATTTTTCTCCTTTATTAATAAATTATGGAGAAATTGCAGAAATATATCTTAATAAATGTAGACATTATAGTAATATAAACACAACAGATGAATTAAGATTATCTTTAGATTTTAGAATTATACCAGGTAGTTCATGGGAAAAAATAAAAAATAATGATAAAAAAACAAAATTTGCAAAAATAAAATTTTCTCTGGATAATTATTACTTAAAATATGAACCAAAATTTTATGATTATTTTATGAATTCATATAGTGATAATAAATTAATTTGTTGTAAATTATTTCATTATTTTAATATATATGATGAATTGTTTAAAAGTAAACAGTTGGATTATATTAATATATTAGAAATAGGTGTTAAAATGGGTGGTTCAATACAATTAATAAAAAATTATTTTAAAAATTTAAATAAATATATAGGTCTAGATATAAATAAAGATTGCAAAAAATTTGAAAAAATATTTAATAATGTAGATATTTATATTGGCGACCAAGAAAATATTGATTTTTTAAATGGATTAAATATAGATAATTTGGATATAATAATAGATGACGGGGGGCATCAATTTAATCAACAAATTAATTCTTTTAATACATTATTTAATAAATTAAATGATGATGGTATTTATCTAATAGAAGACACCCATTCTAGTTATGATAATTATTCAAATATTTACCCAGATGATAACGTTTATGATGGTGGTCGTTTTAAAAAAAATACAGCAATTGAATATTTTAAATTACTTTCGGATGAAGTAACTGCGTGGGCATATAATAATAATCATGGAACTTGTCCATTATACAAGCCATATAATAAAACTTGGTATGATTTCATCAGTGAACATGATATAAGAGAAAATAATGAATTAATAAATACATTACGAGATACCATACATAGTATTACATTTTATGATAGTATAATTGTAATTAAGAAGAAAAAAAAAACTATGCCGTATATTGTATTTAATAATGATAATAACAACTATATTTTTCATGATAAAAAAAAATAATTATTTAAAGATTAATACATATATAATATATTAATTAAAAATGGTTAATATATTATGTGAATTAAGAATATGTACAAATATACAAACTACTGAATTGTTTAAAAAAAATCTACTAGAAAATAAAACAAATAGAATAAAGCAGTATGTAGTGGGACTAAAAAAATTTTTTGAGTTAAATTCAGAAAATATAAATAATGGTATTATAAAAGTTTATATTACAGATAATACAATAATGGAAGATGATAAATTAGATAACTCAATATTAGACGTTATACATCCAAAATGTCAAATTATTACATGTAATAATAACAATTATGGATGTAAAAACAAAGGTGCAGGTGATATAGAACAATGGTTATTTTGTAAAGATTTAATTAAAAAATATGATTATTTTATTCATTTTGAACCAAGACAATTATTACAAAGCAATGAATTTATAGATAATTTTTTACAAAATCCTAGAAATTTATTTACATATGGTGGTTTTTATAATAATAAAGATTCTAATAGTTTAAAACATTTTAATACTGGATTATTTTGTATAAAAACATCATGTCTTATTAATTTTATTGAAAAAATTAATTTAACAAATTTTAATGAATCAATTGAATATACAGTTTTTAATTATTTTAAAATTAATAATATTAGTTTTGATATTTTAGAAAAAATGGACCTATTTTGGTTTGATGCTTTTACAAAAAGAGGATATTATATGTAAAAAATATTTATTAATATTTTATAATAAAGCTTTTTACAGGTAGACAATTGGTTTGTGGATTTTCTTCTTCAATTGTTTTTTCAATATTATTAAAATATTCATGTATATTTGGATTTTGTGGTGAAAAATTCCAACATATATATCCATTTTTTATTTTTG